TTTTCAGATGTATTCATTCAGTTATTAAAAACTCAATTAATGCTGAAGAATGTTATAACTATGGAAGAGTGGAACGAATGGAAAGAAAACATTCAGTTCGACTATATTGAGGATAATTACTTTTCAGAACTAAAAGAAGCTGAAATGTATAGGGAAAGGTTCGACATGTTAGGATCATTAGATGAGCATATTGGCCGATTCATATCAAATGAATGGGTTAAAAAGAATATTCTTAGATTTAGTGACGATGATATCGAGACTATGAATAAGCAAATCGAGGATGAAGAAGGTAAAGGTGAATTAGATATGCCTGATCCAGATGATCCTAGATTCGGTTAAGACTTTAAATATTATAAATAAATACAGACGAGGAAAATTGAATGAGTGAGACAATTAAAGATATTATTGGTAAATTAAGAGATGGTGATAATATAAACGCTGAAAAAGCATTTAACACAGCAATGGCTGGAAAAATGTCTGATGCTTTAGACGCAAAAAAAGTAGAGCTAGCTTCTACAATGGTTCAAAGAAAGGATCAAGATCCAATCGAAGAACCTGTTGAAGCAGAAGCAGAAGAATAGGACAACTATGAGATTAATCGCAGAATACAACGATAGTAATATAAGAAACTTTATTACTGAAGATAAGAAAGGTAATAAAAGCCATGTTATTGAAGGCGTATTTATGCAGGCCGATTCGAAAAATAGAAACGGCCGAATATATGAAAAAAAGATTTTAGAAGCCGCTGTTAACAAATATGTTAAAGAGCAGGTTTCTACTGGAAGAGCAGTTGGAGAGTTAAATCATCCGGAAGGACCAACTGTTAATCTAGACAAAGTTTCTCACAAAATTACTGAGCTCCGTTGGGAAGGAAGTAACGTTGTAGGAAAAGCATCAATTCTTAAAACCCCTATGGGACAGATCGTAGAAGGTCTGCTTGAAGGTGGAGTTAAGCTTGGTGTATCAAGTCGTGGAATGGGAAGCCTTGTGCAAAAAGGCGGTACTAGTTACGTTGGTAAAGACTTTATGTTAGCCACCGTAGACATAGTTCAAGATCCATCCGCTCCGGAAGCATTCGTTAATGGAATCATGGAAGGGGTAGAATGGGTTTGGGATAATGGAATACTCAAAGCACAAGACATTGAAATAATTGAGACTGAAATAAAGACGGCAAGGAACACCGCATCATCTGATGTTGAAATTCGTGCATTTAAAAATTTCCTCTCGAAACTTGTAAACTCTAAATAAATAGGAGAACGACATGTCAGAAGACGTAAAAAACTTAAATGACGCTGAAGACGTTCAAGAGCAAGCTTCTGAAGAAGTACTTAACGATGAAACACAAGTAATCGACGAGACTCAAGAGGAAGTGATTGAAGAGACACAAGCTGAAGAGTCTACTGAGGAATCAGTAGAAGATTTGGAAGAAGCAGCCAAAAAGAAGGAAGAGGACTATGAAGAATCTACCTCCAAAGAAGTTGCAATGCCAAAAACTAAAGCTGGTGTTATTCAAGCAGCTGTTGATATGTTAAAATCAGCAAGAAAAGAGGACGCGCAAAAGCTCTTCGCTAAAATGACTAAAATCGACGAAGTCGAAGAAGACAACGATCAAGAAGTTGCAGATGCAGATAAGGCCATGAAGGCTTCTTTACCTAAGAAGAAGAATGAACTTAAAGCAAAAGCAAAAGTTGAGAAAGTTGACTTTGATGAAGACATCGATAACATAGTCAAAGAAGAAGCTACTCTTTCAGATGGATTCCGTGATAAAGCGGGTACAATATTCGAAGCAGTGCTTACTAGCAAACTTGCCGAAGAGATTGAACGCTTAGAAGCAGAATATGCGCAAAACTTGGAAGAAGAAGTTTCCGACATCGAAGGTTCACTCGTAGAGAAGGTAGATTCATATCTTAACTACGTAGTTGAAAATTGGGTGAAAGAAAATGAAGTTGCAATCAATCAAGGTCTTAAAACCGAGATTGCTGAAGACTTTATGACTTCCTTACAAGCAGTGTTCAAAGAACATTATATCGAGGTTCCAGAAGGTAAGGAAGACTTAATCGACGATCTAGCCGAGCAAGTATCTGAACTAGAAGAATCTTTAAATAAATCCACAGAAGATAATATCTCTTTACACAACAAAGTCTCATCTTTCGAGAAAGACCAAATTGTTAGAGAAGCATCTTCAGGGCTTGCAGAAACTGAAGCCGAAAAATTAGCTAAACTCTGTGAAGATGTTGAGTTTGATAATATAGATACTTTCCAACAGAAAGTTGACACTATCAAACAATCATATTTCAAAGGTGAAGTTAAGGAATCGGTTGACGAAGTAAATAGCATGGTAGGTGAAGACGAGGCTCCGGTCGAAGTCCAATCCGACACTATGTCTAGATACACTCAGGCTATAACTAAATTTAATAAGTAATCTTAAAGGGGAAAACAAATGTTTAACGCAGATTCACAATTAATCGAAAAATGGTCACCAGTACTAGATCACGAAAGTGCTCCAGCTATTGAAGACCGCTACAAGAAAGCTGTTACAGCTAGATTGTTAGAGAACCAAGAAGTTGCTTTGAGAGAAGAACAAGCACAGGCGCAAGGAAATTACATTTCTGAAGCAGCTGCTGCTAACAATATTGGTACAGGTTCAGCTCCGAATAACATCGGAACTTTTGACCCAGTATTGATCTCTCTCGTAAGAAGAGCAATGCCAAACCTTATTGCATATGATATCGCAGGTGTTCAGCCTATGACTGGTCCTACTGGACTTATCTTTGCAATGAAATCAAAGTACGCAACTCAATCAGGAACAGAAGCATTCTTTAATGAAGCTGATACTGATTTCTCTGGAGCAGGTACACATCAAGCAGACCCAACAGGTCTATCTGGTGTTGCTGATGCAGACACTGACGGTACAATCGCAGATGAAAGCGACACAGTCTCAACATTCGGTGCAGGTATAGCTACCTCAGCCGCAGAAAGACTAGGTGTTGGCGAATCAGGCGACGGTGCATTCGGTGAGATGGCTTTCACAATCGAGAAAGCTACAGTAACTGCTAAATCTAGAGCACTAAAAGCTGAGTACACAATGGAACTAGCACAAGATCTTAAAGCCGTTCACGGCTTAGACGCAGAAGGCGAACTTGCTAATATCTTATCATCTGAAATCCTAGCGGAAATCAACAGAGAAGTTATTAGAACAGTTCTAAAAACTGCTAAAATCGGTGCACTTCAATCTTCAACTGCTACTTCAGGTATCTTTGACGTCGGTACAGACTCAGACGGTAGATGGATGGTAGAGAAGTTTAAAGGTCTAATTATGCAACTCGAAAGAGAAGCTAATGTTATCGCTAAAGAAACAAGAAGAGGAAAAGGTAATTTCGTATTATGTTCTTCAGACGTTGCTTCAGCTCTAGCAGCTGCTGGTCTATTAGACTACACTCCAGCTTTATCAGCTAACTTGAATGTTGACGATACTGGTAATACTTTCGCAGGTGTCTTAAATGGCAGAATGAAAGTTTACATTGATCCATATTCAACTGTTGATTTCGCATGTGTTGGTTACAGAGGTTCAAATCCATATGACGCAGGACTATTCTATTGTCCATACGTTCCTTTAACTATGGTTAAAGCAGTTGGTGAGAATGACTTCCAACCTAGAATGGGATTCAAAACAAGGTACGGCATGATTGCTAATCCTTACGTAGCTATTGATGGGACTGTCGGTGCAGATAGATCCAACCAATACTTCAGAATCTTCAGAGTTGACGACATCATGGTGTAAACCTGATTAGTTAAATCTAATTCGATTAAGGGGCACTTCGGTGTCCCTTTTTTTGTAGATTAGTTTTTTAGGTCGTATAAATAGTATTACATTATGAAAAAAGAGGTACACATACATTGAAGCAATGACACTACTGTTATTGCCATGGGCAATATTAGGCTGGTATTTTCTTTTGCAGGATTCTAAATTTCACAAAATGATGAAATCAGGTAGACTCCACAAAGTTATTAGGAAAAATATAACATAAAATGGCATTAACAACCAACAAGAACTTTTTAAGCCCAGTAGGGTTTAACTTTAAGATCGACAATACAAATTTTCCAAATTTGGAATATTTTTGTACAGCCGTAACGTTACCCGGGGTTTCCCTGGGTGATGTTCCAATCCCGTATAAAGGTGTTAACCTTGCATTTACAGGTGATAGGATGGGATTTGAAGATCTTGCTATTCGGTTTAACGTTACTGAAAATATGGAAAACTATATAGAAACGTTTAACTGGTTAACTAACAGCGCACAGAAAAAAGATGCTGATAGGAATTATAAATTTGATGCAGTACTTCAAATATTGTCATCACATAATAATGTTAATAAAGAAATTGCATTTTCAGGGGTATTTCCTATATCTCTAAGTGCAACAGAATTCAACGCACA